GACCCACTCTGGGCAATGTGGCTGGTGCCCCCTGAAAGGGGGCTTTGAGGCAATGTGTCATCGTCTTGCCTCTAAGCAGGGCGTCTTTGTGGAATTTGACTGGACACGTTTTGATGGAACAATCCCTGTACAACTCTTCCGCAGGATAAAGAAGCTCCGCTGGTCCATGATCTGTCCCGAGCATCAACAGCGCTACGGGCACATGTACCAGTGGTATGTGGATAATCTCATGCACCGCTACACCGTGCTGCCCTCAGGTGAGGTGACCATCCAAACCCGTGGCAACCCCTCAGGGCAAATTTCAACAACAATGGATAATAATATGGTCAACTACTGGCTTCAGGCATTTGAGTTCTGCTACTTCTTTGGCCCAAATAAAGATCTCTGGCGACAGTATGATACTGTCTGCTATGGTGATGACCGGCTTACGCGCTACCCTGAGTTACCGCCCCGTTACATCGAGCGGGTGGTCGCCATGTACAAGGACATCTTTGGCATGTGGGTTAAACCTGAGAAGGTGCGCGTTAGTGACACCTTGGTTGGTCTCACCTTCTGTGGCTTTAGAATAGGAGAGCACTATTTGCCCTACCCTGCACAGGAAGATAAACTCTTTGCCGGCCTTGTCCGGCCAGTGAGGAAATTGGCTGACTTTAAAACACTCCATGGGAAACTCTTGAGCCTGCAGCTTCTGATGCACTTCCATCCTCCGAGTCCCTTCAAGGATTACTTGGAGATGTGCTTGGCAAACACCGCCAAGTACTGCCCGGAACTTCCGGCGCGGTTTTCAGAGCGTCAGATGGACAAGCTTTGGAGGGGAGGTCCAAAAGCTGTTCATGGCTAAGGCCAAACAACAACAGAAAAATGCCACGACCGTCACCACTACAACTGTTTCTGGTGGCAGTGGTCGGCGGTCTCGCAGGCGCTCTGTACGGCGCCGCGCTGCAGGCTCTTCTAACCCCTCAACAAAGACAACAACTATTCGGACTGTTCTTCGCCGCAATCCCCGGCCTCGCGGTAATCGCCGCAGGAATAGGAATGCTCAGCGGCAGGCTCCTCGCGAGGTTGTCCAGACGGTTACGGCGACCCTCGGAACGGTTGGCGCGAACCAGGGCAATCAGGTCGAGCTTGAGATGGCAGCGCTCCTCAGCCCAGCGCTAATCAAGGAAACAACTGGCTCAAACGCCTTCGGCCCACTCCAGATGTATGCCTCCACACATGCCATGTGGAGAGTGGACAGGCTCACACTCAAGCTCACCCCCCTGGTCGGCGCCTCTGCCGTCTCCGGCACTGCAGTTCGTGCCTCACTGAATATGACATCAGGACCCGCTGCGCCCGCTTGGTCAGCCTTGGGCGCGCGGAAGCATGTGGATACCAACCCTGGTCGCCCGGCCTCTTTTACCCTCACAGCCGCCGACATCCCTGGCCCCAAGCAGGGTTGGTTCCTCACTAACACTAAGCAAGACGCCGGCTTCTCAGTCGGTGGGGCCATTGAGATCCATACTCTCGGTAAGACAATGTCAACTTATCAGAATGCGGCCTATAATGGCCCACTCTTTCTTGCCGAGGTCACAGGCACCTGGAGGTTTAAGAACTATGAGCCCCAGCCTGGTATGCTTAACCTCCTTAAGACCGAGGTTAAAGAGCCTGCGGGCACTGTGAAAGTGCACTCAAAGCCCGGGGAGCCTGTCACAATCTCTATTCCTGAAGCAGGGACCTTTGCCGGCCTTGAGAGGCTAAACCCAACAGCCTCGGCCACGCCGGGTGAGATCATCTGGGAGGTGGTGGACTCCGCCGCGAAGGCGGTCTCCGGACTACTCCCTCAACCCTGGCAGTGGCTCTTTAAAGGCGGCTGGTTCTTCCTGAAAAGGATTGCCAACCGAAAACCTGTTGGTGCTGCTACTGTGGTGGGTGAACCTGATGGAGGTGAAGTGACCTTCCGCGTCTATGCCAGCATCGCGGATGCCCAGAATGATGTTCCCTGCATTGCTTCCTCGCAGGCCTCTACCCAATCCATGCAGACGCAGGGGCTTAAGATTTCTCAAGTGACTCCTGGGACCATTGGCATGCCTGAAACTGCACTTGCTACCCACAACATGGTTCCACCACCCGAGTCCGGGCCCTACTACTATCAGGGACCCACCCTGGAGGCAGCTGCTCCCCTGCATGCCCCCAAATACACACAGTGGATACTTGTGGACGCTGGGACTTCCCAGGAGCAGGCTCGCCTGCACTCCGGGGTGGTTCCAGCAGAGCAAACCTCAGCCTGGTCGAGCTGCACCTTGGAGCTCCCAGGTACCTTTTTCCAGAACATGCATGAGATTGACCCCCGTGATGTTGCCGCCGGTACTTTTCCCATCAACCACTGGAACGTGAGCACCTCGGTGCTTACGCGGCTAGGCACTGCCTACGGATGCAATCAGGCGCGGGTTCGCACCTACGGGGATGGGGTCCCGCATGTGGTCATCTCCACCACTTCTGTGCTTTGGAGGGCCGATGTCTCCATAGGATGGAACTATGATAACTTCACTGCTGCCATCTGGAATCCCATCGTGGAGGCTGGGCCTTCCACCCATGGAACTGAACAGGGTCTGCCCCTCACTCGGGGTACCCTTAACTGGCCCGGGGGTGATAGGAATCGCTGGCCCTACCGCAACCAGATTGAGGAGGGTCACTGGTACGTGACCTTCTGGACTCAGTATGATCCTGATGAGTGGGTCTGGTTGGATGAGTTTCATCTCCAGTTCACCTTGCAACCGGGCACGCACACCCCCACTGATAACCATCGCTGGGACATAACAGCAGATTGCTTAGGCACTGGCCTCTGGGGCCTTCGGGACCTCGTGTTCTATCCAATAGGTGTCCAGCCCAGGATAGTGATACCACCCACTGGGCCTACTAGCTCCCATGTGACCTTCGACCTCCCCCCGGGTGAGGACGATGAGTACTACACAGATGAGGAAGGCGAGTCCGATGAGGGAGCTCAGGATGATGAAGGGAATCCCCTTGAATTTGACCACCCATTAGACGGCGATCTCTCGCAACCCCCCGCCGCCGTCCTGAAAGATCTAACTTACAAGGGGCGTAATCTCGCCAATGAGTTGTGGAGTACGGGGGTGCCAGATGCGAAGGCCTGGCTGGCGGGGCAGACTGTTGACCCGTCGCCATCCTTTCGCCGCTGGCGGGAGACCTTTCAAGAAGCGCTCCGGCGTGGTGTCAAGCCCCTGGAAGCGCGAGAGCTCGCCACTAGCGAGTTCATTGCTCAAAGAGAAAGCCGCGGCCACGCCGAGTAGGATCGAGGGTACAGCTTTCTCTCCCCGCTTTTCTGCTTCTTTTCTGTGCTTCTGGTGTTACTTTAGGGTGATATAATTGGCATAAAAATTGGC